GTCTTGCATCGGATGGCGCGACAGGATGGCCACGCCGTTATAGGTTTTCTGGCCGCTGAACACCACCTGGTAGCCCATTTCCTCGATTTCCTTGACCGGAAACTTGTCGTCGGTGAGCTTGGTTTCCTGGATGCACAGCACGTCCACCGGGTTTTCGCCCAGCCATTTCGTAACGTGCGGCAAGCGAACGTTCAATGAGTTAACATTCCAAGTGGCTAATTTCATGTGTTAAGTAATTCCATTTAAATTCAATAGCTTGTATTGATTTCTGTTCGCATTTTCCGACTTGGCTACCCATCTAACTACCCGAATCTAAGATGGTAGGAGGACTCCCGTGTGTGTTGCGTTTCCGCCCTTGTTCGCGGTTCCGTGTGATCGCGGTCAATTGGCGCGGAGGGGCTGAGTATAAGATGAGTACACGAAATCTGGTATTCTATCGGGCTCCCGAGGCGAATTGTGATAATTGGATAGGTTTGCGATTCGTGGGTCCGGTATTATTAGTAGACTTTGTTTAGAAGAAGGCTCATCGAGCGATGACGGTAGCAATCCCACGGACGAAAGCAGACGAATTAACTGAGCAGCTTGTGGCGTTGTGTAATGCGCAGACTCCGATTGATGAAATCACTGCACGGCGCTTTCGTAGGGAGATCGAGCGGTCGCGTAGCGTAGATCCATACCATGCGGCCGTTGCACGCGGAATGTTAGCTGTCCTTGAATGGGATAGGGACGCCCTGCTCAGTTCATTTGAAAATGCTCTGAGTGTTCGCGCGGGGTATCAAACCTACGATTATTTCGCGACAGGGTTGCAAATGATAGGCGACTTTCAAGCGGCGACCTCTGCTGCGCTCACTGCTGTTGAGTTGGCGCGGACGGATTTGTCTCTGATTCGAAAGGCTATTCATCACGCCTACCTTGATGGGCAATTCCAAAAGGCAGAGGAGTTGTGCGTAATGTACGACAAGTTGTCGCCATCCGATCCGCATCTGGATCACGAGTCAATCTCTGACGCAAAAGGAATATTCGAGGCCGCCGGCATCGAAGAGCGTGTCGCATCCGAGTGTAATAGGTTGGCCTTCGGCTTGCTTAGAGAGAAAAAGATTACCTTCTACAGCACCATCAATGAATCGGAGCTCGAGGATAACTTCCTTATGCTTCGGATCGTGGTAAAGGCCGCCCAGGATGCGGTCGATAAGTTGGATGTTGAACTTGGAGAGCTCCTCTTCGACAATGTCAACGGGTATGATCCATCAAGGTATTGGGTCGGCTATGAGGCGCTGGGAGCGCGAAAATGAGTGTTGGTGCGCATGAGATCTTCGCCCTGGCCGAATCGCTCTCAGTGCAGGCTGTTGCCAGCAACAATGAGGCTTGCCGTCGCAGTTGTGCATCTCGTGCGTATTACGCTGCGATGCACGCTGTAATGGAGGTCATCCCTGATGATCTCGCGCCTTCAGAGAGCGAAATGCGCGTGAAGGATTCGCATACAGTTGTGACCGATGCCTTGCTTAAGTGGAGCAATCAAGTGCGCAATGGGCGCTCGGAAGCTCGCATCCTTGCTCGGAGCCTTCCAAAATTAAAGCACGTCCGCAAGAAGGCTGACTACAAGATCGAGTCCGCCTTTGAACAAGGTGAAGCTAATGGGGCATTAAGGGAGGCGGCGGAGATCATGCGGGTCGCTGCCGAAGCGGTGCGGAAATGCGCGCTGCCAGTCGCTGGTCCAAACTCCTGACTTCGCCAATGACGGAAGAATGAGTGGGCACAATGGATTGCTTTGACTGCCAGTAGAGTGAGCTTGTTGACGATCCGAAAAAAAATAGCCAGCATATCGCTGGCTTTTTGTTTGGAGCTATGCCTGCCGAGAGCGTTGGAATTGCTTAGGTGTAGTGACTCAGACTTGACCTGACATTGGCTGTCAGATGGGTTAGAGTTCAACGTGGCTCGCTTCCGGCCGATAGTCGACGTCCAACAAGCTGCGTAGTTAGTCGGTTTTGTTATACCTGCATCAGCACTAGGAGACAGACAGTGAAGCGCTTTATAGATGCAACAAAGTCGGCAGTGGCCGATCAAAACTGGTACGCGGCGCTGTCTCTTGCGCTTACAATGCCGGACATATGTGGCAGGCTCGAGAATCCGAAGGCGGGATCTCAAGCACGTTTTACAGCGTGGTTCGACAAATTCCTTCTTAAGCGCTACCAGATGAAAGTTGGACCAATGCGTGAGCTCCACACCTTTCTCTGTGGAGCGGATTGTTACGCACTTCGCTGCGCGTTTCTTCATCAGGGCGAGTTCGGAATCGATGATCAGCGTGCGCAACAAGCGTTAGAAAGTTTTCATTTCATTGCGCCTCGAACCGGTATGCTCGTTCACAACAACAAATTCAACAATATCCTCCAGTTGCAGGTGGACGTGTTCTGCGTTGATATATGTAACGGGGTGGAAGAATGGCAAGCGTCCGTCGCCGCCGACGCCGACATCCAAGCGCGGTTAGCTAAGCTTGCAACTATCGGCTAGTTGTGAAGGATGGCCTTTAACCGATTCTTTGGGTGTACAGTCCCCGGCAAGCCGATGGCCGCCGCCAACGTTAAACATTCGAAGGGCAGCTAAGGGGCGTGAGCCGCCCCCCGTCTGACAGTCTCAGTCAAGTCTGAGCCACTAAAGCTTAGGAATCCGCGGTCTCCGCGCCAAGCGGATCTTCTGCTTGCACCGCTTTGTCAATCGTATCGTTATACGTAGGTCGTTTGATTGTACGGAAAATCATGATAGGCGTAATGCCGTATCGCTCGGGCGGCCTGCCGAATGACTCGCGCATTCCCCGGACCATCGTTCGAATGCCCTCCTCGATCGTTTCGTTGAAGAGTTCTGAGTGATCATTGTTATAGATGTGATCTGGATACGCATCGACGATGAACACCACCTGCCAAGTACCAGGAATGTCGACGCCAGTCTTAAACATCAAATCCTCAGGATTTACCAGCATGTATTCAGGCTTCAACGTAAACCAACCGACGCCATCGAGACTGGCAACGCTTCCCTGAAGTGCATGTGGGAGGCGCTTAAGGATCTCGGCCATTTCGTTATAGGACTTCACCTCCGCTTGTTTTTGTTTTTGTTTTTGCTTTGGATTTGTGATGGCGGCTGTATTGGCCTCGGCAATAAAACCGCCCATATAGCTCCACATTTCGCGCATCATTCGTAGATCGACTATCGAAATGAGGCCTTCGATCAAGCATAGCTCCCCGAGGTGTCCCATTCCTTTCCTGAGAAAGCCATGGGCGTATAGTGCGTCTAACGTTTCTTGTGGACGACGGAAGGCTGGGTCGATTTGCATCTCTACCGTTTCTTCGGCCGATTTGCCTTGCTTTATTTTGCCTCCAAGCAGAGGAATGCCTAGTTGCAGGGTGCTGTCCTCTTGACCGCTCGACTTTGAGGAGTGTTTTGCCTGGGTGATTAGTCCATGCTCTGAGAGCTGGCTGTAGTAGTGTGCCAGTCGACTTGTGTCGACATATAAATAGTCACAGAGGTATTCGACGCTTTGTGATTCTGGTGCCTCGTCTAATGGCATCTTCGACCCTTTCTTGTTGTGCTTCGTTAGCTTGGCGCTTCTCGGCAAGGTCAGATGCAATAGTGTCCAGCAATGTTTCTTCTTCCGCGCGGGAGTCGGCGGCGTGCTTGCGACGTCGGAGGAATTTAAGAAATTTCGGTGCCATAATTGCAGTATATGTCAGTTCAGGTGGGCGGGTCGCCAAACTGGCCTTGCATTGAAGCAAGGACCATGTTAGCGCGAATGGTGTCAAAAGACAAATTCTGAGCGGGGCGTCATGGACGATTGTCCGCTCCGCAGTTTGGGCAATCGAGCAGATAGCGATCGACATCGCCGACGAAGCGGCCGCAGCCTGTACAGTTAAACACCATCTTCGGCGCGCGCTTAGTTTTCACCAGGACGATGCCAGTGCCGGCCAAGGCCTCGTCGCGCTTGACGTACTGCATGTCTACCGCTGGACGCGTCCGCGCGTCGATGTATGTCTTGGGCCAAGGGATGTCTGTCTCGCGCCTTTGGTGTTGTTGCACGGCTTCTTCCAGGCTGTACACCTCGGCGTTGCGCAGATCCGTGGTGTAACCTTTGCCATCCCTGGCCCAGAACAGCATGTCGTTGCCTACGTAGGTGCGACTATCCTGGAGGTAGAACAGGAGGTGTGTCATTTCATCGCCTCGTCAAATGCTTCCTTTGATTTGTCGGCGGCAGCGCCCAAGACTGCCCCGGTGCGCGAAAACATACTGTCCCGCTTTGGATCGTAGCTGCACGAATCTGGAATGATCATCACCAGGTCAACGACGGCGGCAACAGGTGCGGCGGCGACAGCGAAAGCTGCCGTTGCAAGGCTTCCGAAAATACTCATGGCTGTGGTTGTTCCATCATGGGGGGGATTAGGCTAAGCGGGCCGCAGCTTGCTGCTGCTCAATATACGCCGAGAAGCTGGTAGCAGTGATGCCGCTGGCACGTGCGCTGATTTTGATCAGCTCCAAGTGGCCCTTATCGACCAGGCGGTAGAGCGTGCTGCGCGATACGCCCAGCTTGGCCATGGCGACGTTTACGCGGTAGGTGGTTGGTGCGGTGCAGTTCATGGTTCATTCCTTCGTAGTATTGTGTTTCCTCGGCGTAGAGTAGGGCGGGGTGGCCTCTACTGCGCGTATGTCGGCGTCATGTCGTCGATCAGGTTGCGAAGTTCGTTGCGATATCCGTGGCTGGTCTCAACGCTGGTCTTAAACGTCATCGTCATCGCGCGGATCTTGGCATCGGGGCCGAACTTCGGCTTTGCTTCCGTGCAGAGCTGCAGCAGTTTCTCCAGTCGTCCGGCAGCGTTCGACAGTTCGGCTATGCGGCGCTCCAGTTGCTCGATATAGTCGGCGGCTTCCAGATCCAGCGCCGGCGGTTTGATCGTGCTCTGGCCAGCGACAGTGCGCAGGCGTTGCACCAGGTCGCTCGAGACGCCCGTGCTTAACGGTGCGGCGGGTGGGGTTGCCTGGTACTGCTTCACCAAGCCCAGTACGACCTGGCGCTCCGGCGTGCGAAGCATGTGCCCGTCGATTAGGCCGCGCTGCTGCAGGTCGATACGTGCATGCAGCAGCTGAGTCTGCGAACCAAAGTGGCGCATGGCCTCCAGGATCTCGCCGGCGGCATGGAGTTCCGCCGCCATGCATGCGATTAATTGCGAGGCTTGGGGGCGACCAAGCGGTGCAGTGGTCGTGCTGTGATTTTTGAATGCGTTCATTTTCCGGCCACTCCACTTGTTGTAGGTTGATCGAGCACCCAAAGGCGCCGGCTATCGCTCATGCCTGGCATGGCTTCGAACGCGGCCGGGATCCAGTTGAATGGCTTGTGGGGTGTAGTCATTGCTACGGTGCTCTGATCCTTGAAAGGGCAGGTAGGGCACGCCTGGCTGCCGTCCTCGCAGGCGTCTGCCTGCATGTTCGATAGGCCGTGGAAAGCGGCCGCGGAGTAGCAGGCAACTGCTACGGCCGCTTCTTGATCGGCGTAAGCGTGGCCGATGGCAATGATGTTTCGATCCATTGTTATTTTCCAATCGATGTAGTTGGGAATGGCCAGGCGACAGCGGGAGTCAGTGCGGCAGCTGCTTGTGCGGCGCGGTCCTTTTTCACCTTGACGAGAGGCGCAGTTGCGTCGTCTTGCTGCGCCTGCGGCTTCGTCTTGAGCGTGAGCGTCTTGCGTGGCGCAGATTCAGTCGCGTCCTGCACAACGACTGGCGTGCTGGCTTCCTCCTGATTGGCGATGGCTTGCATTGCCAGCACCGTTGGACGTGGCTCGTCGTCAAGGTCCCAGTGGCACATGCTGAGGCTTTCGCCGACAATCAAGTCCATCAGCAGCAACTGGACGGTCGTAAGGTCAGCTTGATCGATGTAGGCACACAGGCCAGCGTCGCTGCGGTCCTCAAATGGGTACACGTCTCCGATCAAGTCGTCGGGCAGGCTGTGGTCAGGGCTGTCCAGAACAAGCGCCTTGGTAAGTTCGCGCAGCATTGGCAACGTGAGGCCTGCCGCGGCCCGTGCGCGGATCTTGCGATATTGGTTGACGCGCTCTTTGGTGATTGCGTCGGCGCGGCGCTTGCGCTCCTCTTGTTCTTTTTTGTGCTTGAGCGCTTCTTCTTGGTGCTTGGTCTGCTTCGGCGCTTTGGTCGGATCCGCTGCTTCGGCCGCCAAGCGAGCGTCGCGAACTGCCTGAGTTTCGCAGATACCCTTTTTCTCGAGCGCGACTTGTACATCGGAGCGCCGGTAGACCGCATCCACTTCGCCATCCTCGTGCTTGACGTATTTGACCGGCTTTGGCCGCTCGTCATCCGCTAGAAGTTCAATGACGTAGCCGCTCATCCCGGTAGCTGGCGCAACGTTCGCGAAGGTGCTGAGGTGGCTGGAGTCGGTGACGAACTCGCTTTCGCGTTGCCAGGTTGTGCTGCTGATTGCTTTCGCTTCCGCGCCCTCCAGCACTGGAATGCCGCGCTTGTTTGCATGCACGACGATGCGCTGGTAGTGCGCCGCCCTTTTTTCTTCGAAACAGTCGGGGTCAGTACAGACGTCTGCACTCTTTGCATCTGGATAGATTTCGGGCTGATTGCCGGCCCGCTTCGGGCACTTCGTACAGTTGCCGGCAGTTGCGAGCAGCTTGGCGTCCTTGGTGTCGAAGGGAGCTTCTGCCAGGTCGAGAGTGTATCGGCGCGCGATGTGTGCAGCTGCGGCACGATATGACATTGCGTCGCCGTTGTGTTGTGGCGCCAGGATTTCCTTCAACGCACGGTTCTGTAGCTCGGGTACTGGGATGCGTGCGATCAGCAGCGCGGTCGATGCCGACAGCGCATCCTGGTTGTCGAGAAACACCTCGCGTGCCTCGATCGAAAGGGCGCATAGCTTCAGGCGGCCGTAGATGTAGGAGCGACTTTTCTTGAGGCGCTCGACGAGCTGGTCGGCGCTGTAGCCGTGCTTCATCATCAAGCGCTCGTAGCCCTCTGCTTCCTCTAGGGGATGCGGATCTTCGCGCTGCAGGTTCTCCAGTATCTGCAGTTCGATTGCGTCGTGGTCGGACAGATCGCGGCAGAGTGCCGGAATGTGCGCGACGCCGGCGATGACCGAAGCGCGCCAGCGACGCTCGCCGGCGATGATTTCAAAGCGGATGATCCCGTCGGCGCCAACCGGCAATGGGCGGATCAGGATCGGCTGCGCGACACCTTTCTCCTTGATGCTCGCGGAGAGCTGTTCCAGCTTCTCCTGGTTAAAGCGCTTGCGGTTGGTCGGCGAGTTGACCAGGTGCGTTACGTTGTAGTGGCCAAAGCTGCTGCCGTCGTCCAGTTGCTGTTCGTTCAGAACGACTGGCAGGCCGTTCGGCACCAATTGCGGTGCTGCGATGAGTGAGAGTTGAGTTGACATTCGGGATAGCTCCATTAGTCGCGGTTGCTCGCCGCTACGGTGTTCGTGTCGATAGTGAGGTTGAAAAGAATGTCGCCGAGTGCATGTTCGTCATGCCCCGCGTAAGCGGAAAGCAGCGCGATGAACAGCATCGAGCGAAGCTCTGGATTGAATGGATGGCTCTTCGTGGCCTTGTCGGCGCACTCGCGCAGCGCCTTTCGATACTGTTTGACGTTCATGGCCTAATCCCGGTCGTTTGCTGCGAGGGATTTGAAATCGACGGTTGGTGCCCGGCGAACTGGATGCTTGCGTGCGTACATCCGCAGCGCACGACCTAACGATGGATCTTTGAGTGCGGTGTCAAGCGAACCAACGACCTGCAAGGTGCGATGTGCGGCGATCAAAGCCATTTGCTCAACATCGACTGGAGTGACGGTGATGCCGCACGGGGTATCGCCCTGACGCTCAAGTTCGGCCTCAATCGCGCCGGCGGCAGTAGCTGCGCAAGTGCAGAACGTGGCGGTGCCGGTGCTCGTGCGCACTTTGACGTTGAACTCTTGCACGAGGTGGGCATGAATCGCGATCGCCTGGCGGAGATCGTCAACAGTGGAGCCAAGCATGTCAGGGAAGCCTGCGCCTACAAGGAGACTGTTTGCATTGGTGGCAGCGGCCTGCAACGTCTGCATGCTGGCAAACAGCGCCGACGCGTGATCACTCAGCGAGGAATCAGGCGCGGTCATGGTTGCGTGAGGGAGTGCGGCATTCAATTGCGCACCTCGCAAGGGGCGCCATCGGGAAGGTGTGCAGACGTCTGCACAATGCGACGAACAGGCTCAGCAAGATTGCGGGCCTTGATGTAGTCATGACCTTTCAGGCCAGCATAGGGATCATGGGTCTGTTTCACCACCCGTATCTGATCGGTGCAAGTAGGGGTACTGCGTGCCGCATCATCCATAAAATCCTCCTAACAGTTGAACTGCTTGGGTGGACTATAGCAAATGATAGGTATAAAAGACAAGCAAATGCTAAATATCACATGATCATTTGCTAGGATAATTTAGATATATAGAAATCGTGAAACTGATGCGGGAGGATATAAGAAACAAAAAAGCCCCGCGACGCGAGGCTTTCAGGGGAAGGGGGCTGCGGACCGACTTACCGACGGCGGGCTTTGCGTCGATGCTCGGCCATCACCCCGATAATCGTAAGGTGTTCCGTGTCACTGCGAAGCGTAGGGTAGTCGTCATTAAGTGGGGCTAGCTCAAAGATCACTTTGCCGTCTTTGTCGATACCGCGAGGGCGATACTTCTTGAAAGTTGCCTCTTCACGGCCATTTTTCGCGGCGACGTACTCACCTGGGCGCGGTTCCCAGTCCGGTTCGATTACAACGATGTCTCCTTCCCTGAACTCAGGAAGCATGGAATCGCCTTCAATCACCAGACCAAATGCCCATGTGGAATAGTCGTCATCCGTATAGATTGTCGCGAAGCCATCACCTACTTCATATGGTTGCATTATTTCCTTCAAAGCACCTGCCTGTATTGCCGAGATAACCGGAATTGCTCTTCTGCCCAGTGGGAGACTGGTCACGTTCGCGTCAAATTGCTCTTTCCCTTCAGAAATGAACGGTAGCAATTTACCACGACTTGCTTCCTCAGGGGGATGAACCCGGTCAAGCCACAAAGTGGGCAGTTCGGCCGCGATCTCAATCGCACGCGCTGCCTTTTCGCCAAAGTTCTTTCCATCCCGATATTTTTCGGATAGCACCTGCGATAGGCGAGTCTCGTCAATGCCCGTTTGACGGGCGAACTGCGCAACGTTGCCGCCCGTGCGACGGCTAATCTCCTCTCGGAGGTTCTGACGACGAATTGAGTTCATGTCCATTGCCGGATTAGAAGCGATATTTAGCATTTGCGACACTATCATTTGCTTGACCTAACACCTATCAGTTGCTAAAGTTCGGGAATGAAAAAACTTCTCGACTATCTAAACGGCCTGTCTGTTGCAGCTCAGGAGGATTTTGCGAAGCGTTGCGCTACCACGGTTGGCTATTTGCGGCAGATCGCCTACGGCCATCGCGAGTGCCAGCCTGCTCTCGCAATCAACATTGAACGTGAGTCCGAACGCGAACTCACTTGCGAAGAACTTGTGCCCACTGGCGTGGACTGGGCGTACATCCGCGCCGAACGTCGCCAGGAGAGCCAGCGACGGAAGAACCCGGATCGACGCGGCTCGCGTCGCAAGGGGCCGGGTGAGCAAATCGAGTAGTCGCCAAGTTGTTTTTCTAGTTAGTTCTAACCAAGGCGAGCCCCGGCCAGAAGTCGACACTTGTTCTCGCACTTCTCAATTTGAAGTATAGGCCGAGCCGCAAATAGTACGAACCGTATCGAAATATTAGTCGAGCGTTTTGTTGTCTGAAACCCAAGAGAGAAGGGGCATTACTGTGGAGTTGTTACCTGCTTACCAAGCAATGATCAAGGTCCATGGCTGGAACGGGACTGCTGCAACCCTGGGCATGACCAAGTCAGCCCTGGAGCAGCGTGTGTACGAGGTGAAGGGCAGCGGCATGCGCGTTGACACGGCGCTGCTGATACAGGAGTACTCCGGCACGAAACACTTCGCGCAAGCGGTCGCACACGCAAGTGGCGGCGTGTTCTATGCGCTTCCGGAGCCTGGTGATCTTTCGGACGTTGAGCTGCACGACAAGTTCCATGAGCTGTATGGCGAGTTGGGCGAGCTTTCAACCGAGTACACCGGGGCTAAGAAGGATGGCTCGATCGACGCGACTGAGCGCGCGAAGCTGGAGATCCTGGCGGGCCGCATGCACAAGACGATCCGCGAGCTGATGACCCTGATGTTCCTGATTAACTGCCCGATCCCGAACCCGGCGACATTGTCCAGGGAGGGTGCGTAATGTCCAAACACGAATTGCCTCGACGTGGCAGCCGGCCGGCTAACGGGCTTTCTGCACTCCTGTCCCTTGGTGGCCGCGCCGCCATCGCCGCGTTGTATCGCGTCGCTGGTAAATCCATCACCCGCACGTCCTTTGATGTTCTTGTCATCGAGCAGTTGCTCTTCTACGGGCTGATCGAGAAGGATGGCGCCGACGTGCAGTTGACCGATGCGGGGCGGGAGTACCTCGGCGTTGCCAAACCGACGGAAGCATGGGTTGGCAAGTTACCAGAACCACGCACCGGTAACGGCTTTAAGCCCCTGCGCGCCCGCAGCGCGATGGTGTTCCGGCCTGGTGCGTTTGACTTCCGCGCTTCGCCGTCCATCGTGGCGGGTGAAGAAGTGCCGTACAAAGGCCCGACGAGCTTTGCGGGAGCCAGGTCTTGATTGATGATGTTGGTCGCGTAGTCCTCCAAATGCAGTTGGCGGATATGCCGCCATTGCCTTCTGACCATCCGAAGCTTGATGGGAAGATTTACCGTTTCGGGCCAAAGAAGAAGGCATGGTATGTGTTGCGCCGTACCACGCTGCGAAGTGGTCGCGAGGTCATCACTGGTGCATATGGGATATACATCGGTCTCGACCCGGGCACGATTCAGGTAACTTGCGAATCCGACGAGATGTCCGCCGAGGAACGCGCCGACCTGGCTGCGAAGCGGCGGGAGGAGGAGGAGCGCGCGGCGGAAGAAAAACGCCGTGAGCAGCAGCTCGCCGCCAATCGTGCGCTGGACGAATGGAACAAGGCCGAACGCAACCCGGTTGCTCATGCCTACTTAGATCGGAAGAAGATCACTGCCGAGGGCGTGCGCGTCAATGACAAGGGTGAGCTTCTCATCCCAATGATGCGCGCAGGCCAGATGGTCGGCCGCCAGCGCATTGACCCGGCCGGGAACAAGCGCTACAGCAGCGGTATGGACAAGGTCGGTGCGGCGTGCCTGCTCGGCGGCGTTGCTGGTCAAGCCGGCGACGCCGGTGTTATTGGCCTGGGTGAAGGCTACGCCACATGTCGAACTGTTCGCATGGCATCTGCCTTGCTCGGCGAAGATTTTCCCGTGGCGGTGGCATTCGATGCCGGCAGTATCGGTGTCGTTGCGCAGGAGCTGCGGCGCCGGCATCCAGGCGCGCACATGCTATTCCTGGTCGATGATGATTACCTGTTGGAGCAGCGTTTCACCGAGCACTTGGCCCGTGAATTCGATGTGCAAGTGCATGTGCCGATCGATGGGGCAGAGCATACGATCCAGAATTCCGGCGGCGAATCGGTACAGGTTACCGCGCAGTGGTGCGTTGACACGAACGGCGTCGACTACATCGCAAGCGATGTGCGCAGGGGACGCAGAATCGACACGAGGAAGTTTGAGAATGCCGGCCTGTCGCGCAGCATGGCGGCCGCAAAGCTCGTCGGAAACGCCTCGCTCGCGATCCCATCGTTTGGGGATAGGGGCGGGCGTAAGCTGACCGATTGGAACGACTTGCACGCGGAGAAGTCGCTTGAAGTTGTGGCGTCGCAACTCGCGCCCGTTCTTCTTGCCGCGAAGCGGCCTAAAACTGTCCCTCCTTCGGAAGGCGGCGGACAAGCGGTGTCTGCCTTGCCTGCGGCAGTGGGTGCCAATCAGTCGCCCGACATCCCTGCAGCGCCGTCAGCGGCCATTGATAACTATGCTGGGTCCATTGGTTCTCCCGCCCCCTCTCCTGATGATGCGGCCGCGCGAGCGGACGCAATGCCGGACGACGTAGGGCTGCTCCCCCCGCCCCCCTCAACTGCGGATGTGGCGCCGGAGGGGGAGGTCGGGCTAGTGTCGCTGGAATGGGCGCTGTCGCATTGCGCGCTGATCCAGGGGACGACCGAAGTGTGGGATTCGGTGAACAAACTGCGCATGAAGGCCAAGGCGTTTGTCACCATGGTCGGCAAGGAAAGCGCCAAGCAATGGGAGAACAGCCCGCAACGGCGGTCCATCAGCCCTCGTAACCTCCCGGCTACGGTGCGCGGCGTTGCAGCGACTACCGGGGGGGCGGGGGATGACTCCCTCTTGATGATGCTGGAGCGGTACACGCTGTTGTATGGCACAAAAACCGTATGGGACCACGACCGCCGCAAGATCATCGGCTACGACGCCATGGCGCTGTCGCGCGGCGCGAATCTGGCCGAGCGCTGGCTGGAGCATTCCATGCGACGCGAGATCGATCTGGAGAACCTGGTCTTTGATCCGACGCAGACGGTCGATCTGAAGACGCATATCAACATGTTCGAAGGTTTCCCATTGAAGCCGAAGAAGGACGACGAGAAAGCCGGCCTGGCGCTGGAGCTGCTGGCAAGCCTGTGCTTTTCCGAGCCGAACCGGGAGGAGCTGTTCCAGTGGGTACTGCGCTGGCTGGCCTACCCGCTACAGCACCCCGGAGCCAAGATGCAAACAGCACTCTTGTTCTTTGGCGAGAAGCAGGGTACTGGCAAAAGCCTTTTCTTCGAGGGTATCGTCAAGCCCATTTACGGTGAATACGGCGCGACCGGTGGCCAGAACCAGCTGGACTCCACTTACACCGTGTGGCGGTCGCAGAAGCTGTTCGTGCTGTTCGAAGAGATTCTCTCGCGCCAGGACAAATACAGTTCCATTGGGCTGATCAAGCACATGATCACGGGCCGCACACAGCCTATCAGCCAGAAGTTCAAGGATGACCGCGACGAGGCCAACCACATGAACACGGTAATGCTGTCGAACGAGTTCCAGGCTGTACCGCTGGAGCCGCACGACCGCCGCTTCTGTGTTGCCGATGTGCGCACCGATCTGGACCCTGAGCTGCTCGGGAGAATCAAGGCCGTGCTGGAGGATGGCCTGATCGAGGCCTTCTATGCCTTCCTGCTGGAGTATCCCTTAGGCGACTTCAACCCTCATACGTGGCCGCCAATGACCGCGGCGAAAGAGCGTGTCATCAGCTTTGGCCGGCCCGATTGGGAGGCGTTCTATCTCGCCTGGTCAGGTGGCGAGCTGGACGCACCGTATTGCTCCTGTCTGTCGAATGACCTGTACCTGGCCTACGACCGCTACTGCTCCCGATACGGGTTGCGAGGGCAGTCGCTTACCAAGTTTGCCGAGTTGATGGGGAACCGCCTCAAGAAGGACCGTCAGTGGGTGACCATCGGTGCGAAGCGGAAGCTGCTGACCGTACTGCATGTGCCGGATCAAGAGGGCGATCCTCCCGATGAGTCGTTGAGTGCTCGTTGCGAACGCTTCCGCCGACTGGCGGACATCAAGGCCGAGATCTAACAGTGAGCAAGAACAGGGTTATTAACAGGGGTTTTACAAACCCGGTACAGCGCAAAGCTAGCATTCATGCGGTGTTAACAGGGTTAACAGGGTTTGCAGGGGTTCCACGCGTGCGCGGGCGTATTTCTTAGATTACAGAAGCTGTAAGTTTTTTGATATGTGCGTGTAATCACACCCTGTTAACCCTGTTAACCCTGTTAAGGCAAGCATTCATGCGGGTTTCAGCGTAACAGGGTTCAGTGAAGGCATGTAAAAGGTCTGTTCAACAGGATTCAGGGGCTCGGACAGAGCGAGTAAATAAAGGAAATGGGAATGCAAGTGATAGAAGTCGACGGGATTGCGTACGAAGCGATCGAAGTGGCGAACCAGGTTCCGCGCACTGGGCCGCGCGGAGCGTCAGTGGCAAGTGGGCCTGGCGATGAGCAGTTTGAGGCTAGGCTGGAGAATTGGCGTCGCGCCGTTCGTGGCGCGGAAAAACGTGGCGGAGGCGCGCAATGCTGTGCGGCCTGGGCGCGCCAGTATGTTCTTCAACGTGCAGTTGCGGCAGGGGGCACCCTGGCGCCGGCTGACGAGGGCAGCAGGTTGCAGCGCCCACTGGCGTGCACAGTTGCGGAACTGGACGGATGGGTGGTCGAGGCGGCATGGCGCCAGCTCGGCGACGCGAACGAGCGCCAGGTGTTGAAGGCGCTCCATATCCACCAGTGGCCAGCGGATCAGCTGCGCCGATTCGTGCGCGGCGTGCGGGGACGACATATGCCGCTGCTGATTGGCAACGCGGAAAGGAACCTAAGGAGTATCTTGATAACCTTAGGTAGCCCGGCTACCATTCAGGCTACAACTCGCCTGCCGGGGTATCCCGAGCCTTCAGCCGAATCGGCGTCTCCCTCGCGGAGGCGCCTGTTCGTCTGAAGGGAGGCAACAACCAAAGCCCGCCGCTGAGCGGGCTTTTCTTTTTCCGTGCAGACGTCTGCACTTCCCGGAGATCTACATGACCGTTGACGTGCGCGATGCAGTAAAGCAGCTGACCGCAGGGATGCTGGTGGAAGAGAAGCAGGTCAAGTTTGCCACACGGGTGGCGTTGACGCGCGTGGCGGTCAAGAGCAAGCAGGCCGAGGAAAGAGAGATGCGCGACGTCTTCGATAAGCCTACACCGTTCACCATGTCGGGACTGTTCGTGCGGCCGGCCACGAGCGACAGCCTCACCGCCGAAGTAAAGCTGAAAGACTTTGCCAGCAAGAGCAGTACCCCTGCCGCCAAATACATGGCAGCGCAGATCAAGGGCGGGACACGTGGGCAAAAGCGATTCGAGCGAGCGCTGGAAGCCATCGGCGCACTGCCACCGGGCTACCGCGTGGTGCCTGGTGAGGGCGCGGAGCTGGATGACTACGGAAACATGAGCCGTGGACAGATCGTGCAGATCCTGGCCTACTTCCGTGTCTTCCCTGAGGCGGGCTACAAAGCCAATATGACGGACAAGCGCCGCGAAGCACTGCAGCGCGGCAACAAGACACGACAAGGCGTTTCCTACTTTGTGGGAAGACCTGGTGATCGACTCCCACTCGGCATCTATCAACGGGTGCATTTTGCGCGCGGCACCGCCATCAGGGCTGTGATGATCTTCGTGCGCAACGTCACCTATCAGGCGACGTTCGACTTTGAATATGTGGCGAAGCTGGCCATCGAGCAGCACTTCAAGGGTGAATTCCAGCGCGCCCTGGCCGAAGCGCGGGCATCCCAGCGCTGACCAGAAGCTTTTCCAAGGTACTCCCGAGAGGGGCCCGTCAAGGGTAATTCGAACCCCGATTTTTCTCTAGTCAAATACCCTTCCTAAGGGGGTTGTATTGTCATGTCTACCTTCGACCTTACCAAGCCGATGACCCAGGCCACATTCGGCGCGCTCGTCGGCGTCAGCCAGCAAGCGATCGGCAACCTCGCTGGCCGAGGCATCCTCGATAAGTCCATGGATGGCCACCAGCTTCTGCAGGCCTACTGCTCGCACTTGCGCGAACAGGCGGCGGGCAGGGCGGCGAACGGCGAGCTTGACCTGGCCACCGAACGCGCAGGCCTGGCGAAGGCCCAGCGCGAGAAGATCGAAATGCAGAACGCAGTCACGCGCGCCGAGCTGGCGCCCGTGACGCTGATCGAAGAGGTGTTGTCCAAAGCCGGCGGCAGGATCGCCGGCATCCTGGAAGCGATCCCTGGTGCTGTGAAGCGCCGCGTGCCCACCTTATCCGGCGAGGAGATCAAGAGCATTGCCGCCGAGATCGCGCTGGTGCGCAACATCGTTGCCGGCATGTCGCTCGATGACCTGCGCGAGCAGGAAGACGAAGACGATGATGAGCCCGTGACCGAGTTCGAGGAGCCCACGCCATGAGCTGCATGCATGAAGTCCTGAACTGGGATTCTCCGGAGCTCGCCAAGACTGTCACGCGAGGCTTGGGCGCGTTCGGTGTGCCGCCGCCGATGACACTTGAAGAGTGGGCGCGGGAGCACTTCTACCTGTCCGCCGAGTCGTCGTACGTGGAACAGGCTTGGCGGCCTTGGCCATTTCAGCGCGCGATCCTGGCATGCATTAGCAACGACGACATCCGCGCGATCGACTTTAAAAAGTCAGCGCGAGTGGGATACACGAAGATGCTGCTGGCCGCTGTTGGTTACTTCGCTGAGCACAAGCGGCGCAACCAGGCGCTGTGGCAGCCGACGGATGGCGATAGTGACGAATTCGTAAAGACCGAGCTCGACACGATGCTGCGGGACGTGAAAGTGATGCGCAGGGCGATGCCGGCGCACGTTTCCAGGCACAAGGACAACACACTCGCGCAGAAAAAATTTCTGGGCTGCTTGTTGCACACTCGCGGCGGAACCGCAGCCCGGGCCTACCGGCGGCTATCGGTCGACGTTGCACTCCTGGATGAACTGGATGCGTTCGATCGCGACATCGAAAAAGAAGGCTCGCCCGACGTGCTGGCGGCTAAGCGGGTGGAGGGGGCGACGTTCCCGAAGGTGATCACTGGATCGACGCCGAAGCTGCAGGGCTTCTCGCTCATCGACGACAGGTATCAAGCGGCGGATGTGCGCCTCAAGTTCGCGATCCCTTGCCCAGAGTGCGGCGAGTTCCACACGCTGGCCTGGGGGAAGAAGGATGAGGCGCACGGCTTCAAGTGGGTGAATGGAGATCCCGATACGGTGCGGCATCTTTGCCCGCATAACGGGTGCCTGATCACCCAGGCGCAGTACCTGGCAGTCGCCGACCAGGGCCGGTGGCAGAACGAAGGCGGCAGCATCACGGTCGATGCCGAAGGCATCTTCCGCAATGCGGCCTGCGAGGAGATCCCGGCGCTCGAGCATATCGCGTTCCATGTCTGGACCGCGTACAGCCCGGTGGTGACTTGGTCGAAGCTGGTGGAGGAATTCCTGGAGGCCTACGAAAAGGCCCAGGGCGGCGACATTACCAAGCTCAAGGCATTCACAAATACGACGCTGGGCGAGGTGTGGGCGCTGGAACAGGAGAAGACCGATGCCGAGCAGCTGAAGGAGCGCGCCGAGCCGTACAAGCTCGGGACGGTGCCAATGGGATGCCTGCGGCTGCTGGCAGGGTGCGACACGCAGGACAACCGCATCGAGGTGACGGTTCGCGGTTATGGGCGCGGCTGCGAGACATGGAAGATCGAGCATCGGGTCTTTTATGGAAACCCCAGCGACGACCAGGTGTGGCAGGACGTTGCCGAATACCTGTTCGAGACGCAGTTCCCGCACGCGAGCGGCAAGGTACTCGGAATCTACGCATCGGCGATCGACACCGGCGGCCACCACACGCAGGCGGTGTACAGCTTCGTGCATGCGCAGACTGCGCTGGGTCGCAAGGTCTTTGCAGTGAAGGGCCGGTCAGGGCGGGAGAAGCACATCAAGGATGGTGTCTCAAAGGTCGACATCGACTGGCGAGGCAAGACGAAGAAGCGTGGCCTGTTCCTGTGGCAGGTCGGTACAAACCTGGCCAAGGACTTGATCTATGGCCGGCTACAGATCACCAAGCCTGGGCCAGGCTACATGCACTTCTCAAAGGAATCGACGGATGAATACTTTGCACAGATGGCAGGCGAGGCCCGAGTGGAGCGGGCTACCGCCAGCGGAAAAGAATCGCGCTGGACGGCGCTTCGTAAGCGAGTGGAAGCGTGGGATTGCACGGTTTATGCAGTCTGGCTCGAAACGCACCTGGAGCTGGCGAAGAAGCCGGCGAAGTGGTGGGACACCCTGGAAGCAGAGGTCCAGCCAGCCATAGCCGATCTGTTCAGCCAGCCGGTGCCGGTGGCAGCGCCGCCATTGGCACGACCGGACACGTCGGAAGCGCATCGGCTTGCGCCGCCAGCGGGGCCGGTAGCGCCGCTACAACGCAGGAGCTCAGGCAATGGCTTCGCATCGGACGAATGGGCAAGTAGGGGATTTAACTAATGCAAATGCACAGCGAAAATGACATCGTTGGCTGCTTCGTCAGCCTGGTCGGCGCCACTTTGGGCCTGGCCGTCTTCACACCAGAGAAACAACGCGAAATTGACGCGCTTCTGCGCCTGCAATGGGGCGGCCAGGAGGTGTACATCAAGAAATCCGACATCGATTCGGAGGCCCGTGCCGAAGCGGTTAGGGCCAAGTACAACGGGCGTAATCGCAAGGATCTGATGGCCGAGTACAACATCAGCCGCTCGCAGTTCTACAAGATCATCAAGGGAGGGTAGCCAGGTCGGACGGATAATCTGCACGGGCTCGGGAATGAGCGGCCTCTGACTGCTAGTTCAGAGGCGGCTACCGGCCCCATTGCGGCCATATGGAGCCCGAACTCTTTCAAAGTCCGTGTCAGGTCAGATTTAAGCTTGAACACGCCAGCACATAAACTCTTAATTACACAGGGCCCGGCAAGTAGTTATTTCATCGCTAATCGGATTCATTGTCTTCCGGTAACTCTGATTCGGTTCCCCCTGTAGTTAGCTGTATTCGTCGAGATTCTTTGACCAAATCAATCCCACTTTCAGTAAGCTTCCAATACTCATTTTTATCGTCGAGAGCCTTCGATTTATCGGATGGGGACGTTAAACCTAATGCAGACCAGTCGATAAGCCAAGACTTGACGGTGTTGTTTGGTACCGGAAATTCATGTCGATACTCGCCTGGATTCACATTGCAAACCATTTGAGCCGCGTAACGTGACAAATGCGCAATGCTTGCTTCAACCATTAACTCTGGGCCCAACACTATAAATAACTCAAAAAGATCAACCTCCTTCGATTCTTCCCAATCCTTAGCATCCTTCATCCAAATATGCATCCGGCGTTTATTTCTTAATAGTGTCTCCACTAATTCTAGGCGCAGTTTTTCGTGATTAATTACGGACGCATCTTTCATTCTCTGAAGTTCACCTCTTAATTCACCATTTTCGGCGCTCAGTCTTGCGAGTTCTGCATTCGTCTTCGCATCACTAACCTGCGAAGCTCGCACCCACCCTTCCCTTGGATAGAGGGCGAATGCTTTCATGAGTGCAATCGAACACTTTCCGTACAAGTCGTCAGTATTCTTCCAAAAACTAACGTGTCTTTTCTTAATCTTTTCCTTGAAAGCAGTTAGTGATGTAATGCTTTTGGTGTCTATTTCAGTAAAGTTCGAAGGCCACGCCGACGATGAGTCTAGTATAAATCCTAGAACCGGAATCCCCGTTGACGCTGCATAATCGTACTCCTTCTCTGTATAGCTTGTACCATCAGAGGTGACCGAGCCATATCGGTTTGCTGAGATGATCACATAATAATCACTTTGATCGATCTGGCGTTTAATAATATTCCATTGCTCTTCGTCAGCAGCACTGAACATTTCCATGCCGACCGGAATATGCCCCATTTCCAGTATCGCTTTAATAACCTGATCGCGCTGTTCTTTTAGGTCCAAATACGTGGAACTAACGAATACCTGATATTTTGCCGACATCTGATAACGCTCCTTCATTCTTTTTATGTGAACTTAGTTTTGCCGTGGGATCAGGAAAAGCCTACCACTTTTGTAAGCACGATCTTGCTAGGTGTGTGGCCAGAATTAACAAAACCGGCGAAATACGCATGTTGCCAGCGCGGGAGAATGGAGTGGAACAGCTGCAAGTCAGAAATGCACGCATCTTCCGAAATATGCTACGTCGTTCTCAAGGAAAATAAATGGCTTACGTTGCTCTGGGGCATATTCTTTCACTACCAGGACAAATACGTTGGTGCCGGCGCCGAGACCTTGTTCGCGGCTCATGGTTGTAACTACTTTAAACGAGTTTTCTGTAGATCCAGAATCAACGACCACAGGCCGTGTAATGAACGAGTTTTTCAAAACACCTGCCATCAAGCCTGTTCGACGCTCAACAGTAAACTCTTTTCCGACGAAGGTCTTGTTCCTAAATGCAACTTCCTTCGGCTCCGAATCGTCGGAAGACGCTATCCGGTTAATCGTACATTTATAGTCTTGAGCATGTCCGTTGAGCGCTGCCATGACCAAGAAAAGTAGAAGAAGAGTTTTTTGCATGCGCAGATTTGTACAATTCAAAGCAACGATGATGTGGCACGATTTAGCCGAAATCGACTCAAACGAACTGTATACCATCTGACATCCAATGTCAGGTCTAGCTTACACTACGGCAAATAATCCATTGTATCTCGCGTCTATCGGTGGCAGATCCAATTTGTAGGGCACAGTCTCACTTCTCCCTAGAAATGAGACTACGCCATCTGTAGTGTTGGACGCTTCAAATAAGGAGCGTCCAATGACCACACAAGCAGAAATGCTTTCCAAGTACCTTGAGGCCGAGCTGGCCGTCCTGGCCGGCAAGACGATCACATTCCACGGCCGATCCATGGGCATGGAGAACCTGAACGAGATCAGGGCTGGTCGGCGCGAATGGGAGGGACGCGTAGCCCAGGCACTGCGTGGCGCCAGCGGGCAGCCGACAATCGGTGGCATGTCGTTCTCGGTCGCCAGTTTCGCGGAGCCCCTGTGATGAGCGGCAAGGCCAAAGTGCAGCTCAACGCCATGGATCGCGCCATCGCCTATCTGTGGCCGGCAGCAGGCCTGCGCCGACTGGCAGCGCGCAACATCCTGAGCCAGTATGAAGCGGCCAAACCATCGCGTCTGCGGAAAGGGGCGCGCGATGGGCGTTCACCTGATGCACAGGTCCAGCAGGGCGCCGTTGCCCTTCGTGGTCTGGCTCGCAACCTGGAGCAGAACCACGACATCGCACGCGGCGCGCTTCGCACCTTGGTGAACAACGTGGTCGGCCCGAGCGGCATCGGCATCGAGCCTCAACCCCGCCGAAAGGATGGCTCGATCCACAATGAATACGCGGCGGCGCTGCGCACCGCCTACCGCGATTGGCAGCAGAATCCTGAAGTCACCCAGCGGCATCACTGGAGCAAGGTGCAGCGCTTGGTAGCGAAGACCTGGTTGCGGGACGGCGAGTGTTTCGCGCAGCGCCTGATGGGCTCCGTGCCACTGCTGGACCATGCGACCAAGGTTCCCTATTCGCTCGAACTCATTGAACCTGACCTTATCCCCCTGGACCATCACGACCTGGCCAAAGGAGTCCAGCAGGGGATCGAGCGCAATACCTGGGGCAAGCCGACGGGATACTGGGCATACAAGGAATTCCCTGGTGGCGAAACCTGGACCAAGCGCAGCTACGAGCTCAAGCGCATCGATGCGGGCCGGATCCACCATATTGCGACGGTCGACCGCATTGGACAGATGCGTGGGGTCTCCGAATTCGCAAGCGTGATCACGCGACTGGAAGATATCAAGGACTACGAGGAGTCCGAGCGCATCGCGGCCAAGGTGGCAGCGTCCTTGACCGCCTACGTCAAGAAGGGTTCCCCGGACGACTACGCGCGTGGCCCCGACGATACCGCCACTGCGCCACGAGAACTGCGCCTGTCTCCAGGCATGATCATCGATAACCTAGGCATTGGCGAAGAGATTGGCATGATCGATTCCAACCGGCCGAATCCCAACCTGGTCACGTTCCGGCAGGGGCAGTTGCGCGCCGTCGCAGCCGGCTTGGGCGGCAGCTACTCCAGCATCTCGCGTGACTACAGTGGCACCTACTCGTCCCAGCGGCAGGAACTTGTGGAGCAATGGATCCACTACGCGGTGCTTTGCGACGAATTCGTAGGCCAGTTCGTGCAGCCGGTCTGGAATGACTTTGTGCTGGCCGCCAGCCTGTCGGGCGTCGTGCCAATGCCGCGCGATGTGGATCCAGACAGCGCGAACGATGCACTGTTCGTCGGCCAGTCCATGCCCTGGATCGATCCGTTGAAGGAGGCCCTTGCCTGGCACTCCCTGGTCGAGGATGGCTTCGCCAGCGAAGTCGAAGTCATGCGTAAGCGTGGCGTGAACCCGCGTGACGTGCTGGAGCAGGTCAAGGCACACCGCGACGAGTGCCGCGCCAAGGGACTGGTCTTTGCCTCCGACTTTGCCAACAAGGACAAAACTGCGTCGGCAGTTCCCCCGCCAGATCCCAAAGAAGAATAGCCGCACTGTGCATTCACCAGGCCGCCTTCGGGCGGCCTGTTCTTTTTCGCGCGCAAAAAACTGTCTCACTTCTCCCTAGAAATGAGACGGCCGAAAAAACAAACTGATGACTTCAAATGAACTGCAATCGATAAGGAACGGACGATGCCAACTGCAAACCAGAACCAGCCAGCGAAGTGGTACACCATTCGCGCTAAGTCGGGTGTGAACGCCGCCGGCGCCGCGCAGGCGTCCGCAGCGGAAATTCTGATTTACGGCGACATCGGCGAAAGCTGGTACGGCGACACGATCACGGCAGCGAACTTCGTTCGCGACATCGCCGCGCTCGACGTTGAACAGCTGACGGTACGCATCAACAGCTACGGTGGCTCCGTCACCGATGGCATTGCTATTCACAATGCACTCAAGCGTCATAAGGCCACCGTGACCACGGTGGTGGACGGTATTGCCGCCTCGATCTCCAGCCTGATCGCGATGGCGGGCGACACCGTCGAGATGGCGGAGAACGCGCAGCTGATGATCCACGCGCCGTGGGGCTGGAACTCCGGCAACAGCGCCGCAATGCGCGAATACGCCGACATGCTCGATAGCTGGGCGGACGCCATGTCCACTACCTACGCATCCAAGTCCGGCACCGACAAGACGGCAATGCTGGCCTTGCTGACGGACGGCAAAGACCACTGGTACACCGCAGAGCAGGCGCTGGAAGCGCACTTCATCGACGTGATCGTCGCAGGCCTGCCAATCGCGGCCAGCGCACAGCTGAAGGATTCCCTCAAGGCGCGGTACGCATCGTTCCCGCAGCCGACTACCCCGGCGGCATCTGCCGCGCCTCAACCACCATCGAAGGAGAGCAATACCATGCCACAACCCAACGCGACCGCCAACGACGACGCCATCAAGGCAGCGGCCAAGGCTGCACTGGAGGCTGACAAGGCACGCCGCGCCAGCATTGCCGCAGCATTTAAAAACTTCGCCAGCGTCGGCGGCGTGCCAGCGCTGCTGGCCACCTGTGTCGACGACCAGGACTGCACCGTCGCGCAAGCGCACGAAAAGCTGCTGGCTCACATGGGCAACGGCGCTGTGCCAGTCGCGGGCAATATCGTCACCATGGAAGATGAGCGTGACAAGTTCCGCGCAGGCGCCCTGGCGTCCATCATGGCGCGTGGCAGCCTGGCCAAGGACGATACCGCGAACAACTATCGTGGCTTCTCGCTGATGGACCTGGCGCGCGAATGCCTGGCGCATGCCGGCGTCAACGCGAAAGGCTTGGGCAAGATGGACGTCGTGGCGGCAGCATTTACGCATTCCAGCTCGGACTTCCCATTGCTGCTGGCGAACGTCGCCACCAAGTCGATGATGAAGGGCTACGAAGAAGCCGACGAAACCTTCCAGCTGTGGACCTCGGAAGGCACCCTGGGCGACTTCAAGCCGGGTAAGCGCGTGGACCTGAATACCTTCCCGTCGCTGGACAAGATCCAGGACGGCGGCGAGTACAAGTATGCGACGGTTGGTGAGCGGGGCGAGACCGTGCAACTCGCAACCTACGGCAAGATGTTCAGCCTGAACCGCCAGACCATCATCAACGATGACCTCGATGCCTTTACCAAGATCCCGCGTCGTATGGGCCGTGCAGCGATTCGCACCATCGGTGACCTGGTGTACGCAATCCTGACCGGCAACCCGGCAATGTCCGACGGCAAGGCGCTGTTCCACGACGACCATAAGAACACGATTGCCGCTGGCGCCATCAACACCCAGACGGTTGATGCCATGCGCGTGCTCATGGCCAAGCAAACCGATGGTACGGCCAGCGCGCTGAACATCCGCCTGGCGAAGTTGCTGGTGCCAGTGGCACTGGAAGGCACCGCCAAGGTCGTGATGGAGAGCGAGTACGAGGTCGGCGCCGGTGCGAAGAACAACACGGTGCCGAACTCGGTGCGCGGCACCTTCGAGGTGATCAGCGATGCGCGCCTCGATCTCACCTCGTCGACCGAGTGGTACGGCGCCGCGAACCAGAGCGTCCACGACACCGTCGAAGTGCAATACCTGGACGGCAACAAGACCCCGACCCTGGAGCAGCAGGACGGCTGGACCCGCGATGGCGTTGAGTTCAAGGTGCGAATGGACGCTGCCGCCAAGGCACTGGACTTCCGCGCTCTGGCAAAGAACGGCGCTTAACCATTAATCCGGGCGGCGCGGTCGCGCCGCCGTTCAAATCGACAAGGAGCCTTCAATGGCAAAGAACTATGTAGGCGAGGGCGAAGTCCTCGACTTCACCAATGCCGGCGCCGCAATCGCTGCCGGTTCCGTGGTCGCAATGGGCAAACGCATCGGCATTGCACTGACCGATATCCCGACCAACAGCGTCGGCGCGGTCGCCGTGACCGGCGTGTACACCATTGCGAAGCTGGCCACTGATGACGTTTCCCAGGGTGAACTGCTGTACTGGGACGCCGCAAACAACCGGCTGACCGAGACGCCCGGCGCCCTGAACCTGGCAGGCTTCGCAGCAGCTCCCGCTGGCGCCGGCGTCGCCACCGTCCGCATCAAGATTAACGCCTAAGCATGTTCGACCAGCTCGAAGCTCGCCTTAACAAGCTGGCAATGGAGCGCCTGGCGAATGCCAGCGCTCTCATTGCCGGGGACGAGGTGCCGGTCATCTTTGATGCCGAGTACAGGGAAGGCATGGTCGGAGTGGGGATGGGTGCGGCGGCGCCGCAAATGATTATCAGCAACGACCGCATGCCGGCGGACTTTATCGAGTCGCGCATCACCATCCGTGGCGTGACCTGGAAGGTTGCCGATGCCCAGCCCGACAGCGAGTTGCCGACCGGCTTGAGCATGGTCTACCTGGAGAAAGCATGACGAGCCAGCACCTGGCCATCGCGAAGGCGATCGCTGAGCGATTCAAGGCGGTGCCGGACATTGCCGGCGACCGCATTTACCTGAACCGCTCGCGGGCACTGAGCAGCGACAAGACCAGCGCGGTGGTCGTGCGCGTGGCACGCAGCGCCTCCAAGGAATCCAGCCAAGTCGGTGGCCGCACCAGCTGGAGCACCCTGATCGAGATCGAATGCCTGGGGCGCGATGGTGCGGACGATGTACCGGGAACGTGCGCTGACCAGGTGCTGGAACTGGTCTTCAACAACCTCGACGGTGCCGTTGATCTCGGCTACGGCGTGATGAGCATCGAGCCCCTGGACGGCAGCACGCTGGACTGGGACTTCGATCAACTGGATTCAAGCGTCGCCTGTGTGACCGCGCGCTTTGTAGTGAAACATCAAACCAACGGGAGAACCCTGAAATTATGAACGTGATTGACTCGTTCGACGAATCCGGCGACGACGCGCTGGAACGCGCCGTCTCCGGCGGTGTGCAGACGTCTGCACAAAACGCTGACGAAGTGGTGCACAAAGAACCTGCCTTGGGTGGCAGTTACATTCGCATCGTCGAAACCGGTGACCTGGTTAAGCAGGAGTTGCCCGCTGAACCGAAAGAGGGGGAATAAGCATGCCTGAACGCCTTATCCGTAAGACTGTCATCCTGGCGAAGCTGGAAACTACGTACGGCGCGGATTCCACACCGACAGGTGCCGCCAATGCCCTGGTGGTCAGTAACGTGTCGATCAACGCGCTGAACGCGGAGTACATCAAGCGCGACATCATTCGTGAATACCTGGGCGCATCCGAAGAACTGCCTGGCGCAAGTTACGTTGAATGCGGATTTGACATTGAACTGGTCGGCGCTGGTTCCTCCGCCCAGGCGCCTGCCTGGGGTCCGCTGATGCGTTCGATTGGCTTTGCCGAAACTATTACCGCCGGTGTGCGCGTGGACTACACCCCTGTATCGGGCAATTTCGAGTCCGCGAGTATTTACTACTACGACGACGGCGTGCTGCACAAGCTGTTGGGTGTCCGCGGCACGGCCACCTTGGATCTGACGGTAGGCCAGAAGCCGATCATCAGTTTCAAGATGATCGGCGTTGATGGCGGAATTGCCGCTGCCTTGAACCCTGCCACAACCTTGACCGCCTGGCGAGTGCCCCAGATTGTCACCGATGACAACTCGGGCGATATCACGATCGGCGCCACGCACGCTGTTGCGACTGCGCCGGCATTCGTCGGCGGTACGGCGTTCCCTAGCCTGGGCCTGACCATCGACCTGGGCGTCAGCGCGACTTTCCAGAAGATCCTGGGTGGCAAGTCGGTCGCTATCACCGACCGCGAAGTCACCGGCGCCATCAAGCTGAAACAGACCGCAGAGGAAGAAGTCGCCTTCATGGCCGACGTCAAGGCAGCCGCGAAAAAGTCCATCGGACTGATCCACGGCACCGTGACCAACGACAAGGTGCTGGTCTACCTGCCTGCCGCGCAGTTCAAAGAGCCGACCAAGGAGGAGCTGAATGGCGAGCGCCTGATCGGCTACAAGCTGCGCGCGCTGCCTGTGGCTGGCAACGACGAACTCCGCATTGCCACCAGCTTCGCCTAATAACCTGGGCCTGCGGGCCCAACTCTTGAAAGCAGAAAAATGACTAAGCGTTTTGTATCAGTTATCAGCCCGACCGTTGTCGTCCCGGTCAAAGGCTCCATCAAGGATGCCGGTGGCGCAGCCGTGCCATTCAAGTTCAGCCTGACCTGCCGCCGTATGCTCGCGAGCGAGCTGAAGAACCGCATCACCAGCGGTGACTTCGATATGAAGGAAATCGTCAAAGAAGTTACCACCGGCTGGCAGGGCCAGCGCCTGATTAACGACGAGGAGACTGGCCAGCCGGCCGAGTTCTGCGCGGAAGCGTTGGACGCGATGCTGGACATCAGCGGTATGGCCCTCGTGTGCTTCAACGCATTCACCAAAGAGTCCGGAGCTGCGGAAAAAAACTAGCTGCGGTCGCGCGCTGCGCTGCCCTCGGGCAGCTGGCAAGCCCTGATGAGATGGAACAGGACAAGGCGGAGGTTGACGAAGCCGCCGCCGCATTTGGGTTGGCACCAGTGTTCGAACGTGACGAAACCGAGCCGATCTATCTCTGGCCAGAGAACGTCGCGTCCTGGAACTTCTTTCAGGCGGTGTCAACGCAGTGGGTGGTCGGGCCAGGCGGCGCGATAGGCCTTCACTATCCGGCCGTGACCATCGTGCGCGATGCGCAGGGCATTCGGCGTAAAGATTGGCCGAAGCTGTTTTCAGAGGTCCAGGCAATGGAGCGCGCGACCTTACAGGCATGGAGAGAACGTAAGAAATGAGTGAATCCCGAGTAGTAATCACGGCAGATGCAGCGCGCGCGGTGGCAGAGTTTCAGCGCTTCCGCGCTCAGGCTGTCGGCGCACTCGAACATGTCTCAACTGCCGGCAGCAAGATCAATGGCATCCTCGGGACAATCGGCGTGACCTTGTCGGTTGCCGCATTTACCGGCTGGATCAAGGGCGCCATCGATGCCACCGACGCGGCAAGTGACCTGTCGCAGAAGACAGGAATTGCTATTGAAGATCTGGCCGGCCTTGAGCTGGCATTCCAGAAGGGCGGCATGGAGGCCGGAGATCTCGAAGGATCGATGGCAAAGCTCTCGAAAGCGATCGTCGAAGGTAACCCCGCATTCGAGAAGCTCGGTATCAACTCCAGAAACCTGGATGGCTCTTTCAAGAGCAACAAAGAATTGTTATATGAACTGGCGGACCGGTTCAAGGGTATGGAGGACGGTGTTGAAAAGGCCGCCCTTGCGCAGGAGATCTTTTCAAAATCTGGCGGTGCCATGATCCCGATGCTGAACGAGGGTTCAGAAGGCCTACGCGAGATGGACGAGTGGGCACATAAGCTGGGACTGTCCTTGAGCGAGGATGCTGTCGACAAGGCAGGCCAGTTCAATGACACCCTGGATCTTCTCCAGCAAGGCGGTCAGGGTGTGGCACGCGGCATTGCAGCCGAGCTCCTGCCGACGTTGACTCGCTTGACTGGCCAGTTCCTCACTACGATGACCAGTGGCGACCGGCTCGCGAAGACTGCGCATTTCATCGCTACGGCGCTCAAGCTGCTGTATTCGGTTGGTGTCGGCGTCGTAGAGGTGTTCTCAACAGTCGGCAAGACCCTGGGTGCCGCTGGAGCGCAACTGGTGGCCATTATGCAGGGCGATTTCAAAACGGCGGCGGAGATCGGTCGCCAATGGCAGCAGGATATCGGCAGCAGCTGGAAAGAATCACTGGCCTCGATCGAGGCCGCTTGGTCCGGTACCGGCGATGGCGCCGTCGAGGCGATGGCCAAGATCACCAGGGAATCGACCGTGGTGGGCAACAGTGCTGCGACCATTGCAGAGAAGGCGAAGAAGGCGGCAAAAGAGCTGGAGAATGAAAATAAGGCCTTGGCCGAAGTGGCCGGCCTGACAGGCACCTTCATCAAAGACTGGGAGCAGTTGAGCGCGCTGTACGGCAAGGGCCGGATTTCGATCGAGCAGCTGACGAAGGCCCAGGCCGATCTTCTGGCCAAGCAGCCAGCTGTGAAGGCGGCCGCGGAGGCGGAAGTGGCAGAACGCAAGGCCTTGGCCGATGCGGTAGAGCAGACCGCCAAAGCCTACGACGTCGCCGCCAACGCCAAAACCAAAGCACTCGCGGGATTGCAAGCGCAAAAGGACGAGAACGAGCAGATCGGCCTGAACGCGATCGAGCTGGCCGAACTCAACGCCGTGCGCCTGGAGAGCCAGGCGCTGCGTGCGGAAGAGAACGCTGACATTGCCGAAGGTATCGACCTGACCGGCGAGATGGCGCAGCAATATCGCGACGAAGCCGCTGCATTACGCGAGCTGGCCAACGAGCAGCGCAGCGGAGCACGTAAGAAAATTGCCGCCGATGAGGCTAAGGCTGTTGCTGAGGAATATAAGCGTGCTGCAGACAGTATCGACAAGTCGTTGACAGATGCGCTGCTGCGCGGTTTTGAGTCGGGGCAGTCGATCGCAAAGAACCTGATCGGGACGATCGAGAACATGTTCAAGACCCTGGTCCTGCGGCCAGTGGTCTCCGCTGTGGTCAATCCGGCCGCGGGTATGGTCGGCAGCATGTTCGGCATGGCTGGGCCGGCTATGGCGGCCGATGGCGGCAAAGGCATGGGCTGGATCTCCACGGGTAAGAATATCTACGATGCGATCTCGTCGGGCTTTGCCGGCGTCGGCGCATCGTTGGGCGCCATGGTGTCAACGGTCGGGAACTTTTTCGGTTCGTCGGCGATATCCGCGTTCGGCGCCGGAATGGGGATGAGTGCATCCCAAGCGGCAGCTGCATCGGCTGCGTACAACGGCGCTGGAATGACCGGCCTGGGCTCGTCAATCTCCGCTGGCTCCAGTGTCGGCGCTGCAGCTGGCGCGGCGGCGGGCATTGCCGGCGGATTCTACGGCGGACGGCTGGTATCTGGCGGTTACTCCGCATTCGGTGGATCGGGCAATTCCACCGTTAGCGCCGGCACGGCGATTGGTGCTGTTGTCGGCTCTATCATCCCCGTGTTGGGTACAGCAGTTGGCGGGCTCGTTGGTGGCTTGATTGGCGGCACAGTGAATCGCTTGTTTGGCCACAAGGCCAAAGAAGTGACAGGCCAAGGCATTACCGGCCAGTTCGGGCCAGAGGGACTGACGAATGGGCAAACCTACGCGGATTGGTTCCAGAAGGGTGGGGTTTTCCGCAGCAATAAGCGCGGCCGGGAGATCGGAGCAATTGACGCCAGTTTGCAAAAAGCACTGGGCGATGGATTCTCGGCGGTCAAGGCGGTAACGTCTGACTTCGCTGCGACTCTCGGTTTATCCGCTGACCTGGTGACTGGCTATACGAAGTCACTGAACCTGGCGCTAACCAAGGATGAAGCCAAGAACAAAGAGCTGCTGGCGAAGTTGTTCACCGATATGGGTGACGAGCTTGCCTTGCGCCTCGTGCCAAGTATCGGGAATTTTGCGGCCGAAGGTGAGAGCGCGAGTGCCACCTTGCAGCGGCTGGCCGGCAATTTCAAGATTGTCGATGGCGTGCTAACGACGTTTGGGATTACTTCCCAGGCGGCATTTGGTGCCGTTGGGGTGGCCTCGTTGGAGGCACGTGAAAGGCTACTGTCGCTGGCGGGTGGCGCTGAGGCGCTGGCAAGCCAGACCTCATTCTTTGCACAGAATTTCCTCTCCAAGGCAGAGCAGATTGCGCCAATGCAGAAGGCGCTCAGCGAACAGCTGAATTCCCTCGGTCTTGGTGGAATCAAAACAAACGAACAGTTCAAGCAGGCAGTGCTGGGACTTGCCAGCTCTGGCGCCTTGGCCACGGAGACTGGCGCGAAGACTTACGCAACGTTGATGCAATTGGCGCCAGCGTTCAAAGCCGTCACCGATGCCGTCAATGAGATGCTTAGTGAACGCACGGAACTACAGAAGCAGTTGGACGAATTGACGATGACCGCGAATGAGCAGCTGGCAAGGCAGCGTGACGCGATCGGTGAAAGTAACCGCGCGCTGTTTGACCAGGTGCAGGCGGCGAAAGAGGCCAGGGCAGCGCAGGATGCAGCCAAAAGTAGCCTGGGAGACTTCATCGGTCAAATGAAGTCGTTTAAGGAAACCGCGCGTGGCTTGAATGGCAGCCTGGCGCTGAGCAGTTTGTCGTTGTTGACGCCGGAACAGCAGTACGCGGAAGCGCGTCGGCAGTTCGAGCGCACGCGCCAACTCGCGGCGGCCGGCGACGTAACCGCGCAGGGCAACCTGGGGGCCGTTGAACAGGCATTCCTGGAATTGTCACAGCGGATCAACGGCGGCGATGCGCAGTACTCGTCAGACCTGGCCACCGTCATGCGCACGAACGAGGAATTGGCGCAATGGGCTGGCGATTCAGCAAATGTCGCGCAGGCGAGTCTCGATGTACTCAATAGCTCCGATGCAACGTTGGTGGAGATCAAAGCGACCTTGGCTGCGATTGCGCAAGGTGTGCAGCGTCAGCCAGCGACCGCATCTAGCGGCGAGCCGGGTCTGGTTCGTTCGTTTGGGATCGATTACGCCGAATTTGGGGCGGGGAATACCACGGCGCTCGTGGAGGAGATCAAGTCCCTCAGGGCATCGAACGACGCGATGATGCGAGAACTGAAAGGGCTGCGCGCCGACCAGATGAAGCAGACCGGGGACCTTATCACGGCTGGCGCCGGCGCCGCGCAACGTGCAGCTGAAACAGTGGTCGAGGGTGTGCGGGACGCTGTGACCGAGGCTGCGTATGTCGAAGCTAATTCTACGAGGGCCTTATCCTGATTACCGATCCACAATTCCTCTCCTGGTTGCAGGATTCGGGGGCGCAGCGGGTGACGCTGTTTGAAGTCGGCGTGAAAAGCGCAGGCGTCGATATCACTCGCTACCTGTCCAACAAGATCTATAACGGGTCGGCAAGTACGCCGTACCAGGCGGTGGTGGCTCGTGGGTTACAGGTGACTGAATCGATCTCGATGGACGCCTCAGCTAATCTGTCCGCAGGCGACATCGAGATCTATAACGCCGACGGATCACGGGACGCCTGGCTGGATGACGTATGGGTGAACCAGCCGGTGAATGCGTTCGTTGGTGACGTGCGTTGGGATAGGGCTGACTTCCGCCAGGTGTTTAGCGGCGTCATCGTCGACATCGCATGCAAGTCGCGGGATCGCCTGAGTCTGCGTCTGGTGAACAAGCTGGAGCGCCTGAATACGCCCGTGACGGACGCCAAGATTGCCGGCAACGCGACAAATCCAGATGCCTTGGCACCTGTGATGCTAGGCGAGTGCCACAACATCAGCCCAGTGCTGACCAATCCGGTCGCATTGGAATATGCCTTTGGCGATGGTGTGAACGAGGCAGTCGCCGAAGTCCGGACGGAAGGGAAACCGCGCGGTGCCGTGACCGTAACAGCGAACACTGGCCGCCTTGTGTTCAACGAAGCGGTAGGCCCTGGCGTGGTCACATGCGACGCCCAGGGTACGAAGTTCAACGGCAACTATGTCAATACGATCAGCCAGCTGGTGCAATACCTGGTCACTCAGCGTGGCAAAGCAACAACCAGGCTCACCGCAGCCGACCTTGATGCGGTCCAACTGGCAGCTTTTGATGCCGCTAATCCGCAGCCGGTCGGCCTGTACCTGACTGAGCGCACCAACGTGCTAGTTGCATGCCAGCAGCTAGCCAGCAGCGTTGGCGCCCAGCTGGTGCCATCGATGAGTGGGAAGCTGCGTTTGATCCAGTTCGCCATTCCCGCGATCGCAACGGCGGAGATCCATCCATCGCACCAGCTGGACCGCAGCATTACGATCGTCAAGCGTACAGAAGTTGTGGCGTCAATCAAGATCGGCTACTGCCACAACTGGACGCCGCAAGGGAAACTGCAAACGTCCTTGCCGGATGCGCACAAGGCGCTGTATGCGCAAGAATGGCTGTCGGTGACCGCTGTCGATGCTGGCGTGCAGGCAACGTACAAGCTCGATTCCGAGCCGGTGCAGATCGATACCTGCCTGCTGCGCAAGGTCGACGCGCAGGCCGAAGCGAATCGCCGCCTGGCGATCGCCAAGGTGCCGCGCACGACGTTCCGCTTCGAAGCTACGCCGGCGCAACTGCTCCTCGAGCTGGGGCAGGCGGTGAAGCTTTTCAGCAACCGCTTCGGCCTGGCCGCTGGCAAGGTTGGCTTGCTCACTTCGCGCACTGCCGACTGGGACACACTTCGCTCTACTTTGGAGGTAACCGTCTGATGGCGGCATTTGTCAACGATCGCACTGTGCTGATCATGGCTGCGGCACCGCGCTTTGCGCCACCTACAGATCGTGGCATGTTCCTTGCGCCCTCGTCTGCAGTGTTCAAAGTCGCGGCTGATGGCCAGAGCGCGTCACCAGCATCGTTCACCTTTAAGGCGAATCTGCTCAACATGAGTGGCGTTGTCACCTTCACCTGCTCCGCCGGCATCACGCCAACGGTGAATGGTAATGAACTGACGATCACCTACGCGAACTTCTCGGCAGTATCGGGCACGGTGACGGCGACCATCGTAGTCGAGGGTGTGGTGTACACCCAGGTCGCCACAGTTACCAAAGTAGCCGACGGCTCCGCCGGGGCTGCCGGTGTTGCTGGTACGCGCGGCAACGTGGACATTTCTGCGGTGACTGCTGGCAGCGTATGGTCGGATACCGAGGCAAATGCTGCCTTGCAGGCGGCAGGTTATGGCGCACCGCGGCTGCGTGACATGGTTCATTTGTACAAGGCGGATCGCACTTTCGGTTCCCAAAAGGTGTTCGATGGCTTCAATTGGGTGGCAGTTGATTACGTCTATAACGGCAACATGTTCGTCAAGGGATCAATCCTGCCGGAATCCATTGACACCCGTAACCTCACAGTGAAGGACGCGGCGGGCAATGTGATCCTTGGCGCCGGGACGAATCTCGATAAATCGCGCATCAATGCTAACTTCGGTTCAAACCTTTTGTACAACGGAGACTTTAGTTGCGGCTTCGATGGATGGACGCAAGGATGGAGTAGCGGGCCTGCCGTCGCCGGATCGGGAATTAACTTGCCTGGCTGGTGGGTGTCTACTGCGCAAGGGCAGCCCGGCGCAAACGTATTTTGGGTATGCCAGAGCGACGGCTATCGAAATAGCTCTCTCATTGATGGAACGCACTACTTCGAGTACGTCGGTGCGAGAGTGCCTGTCGAAGCAGGTAAGAATTACATTCTTAGTGCATATACAGGCGCCCATCGCTGCGCATTGAATATCTTCTTGTACTGGTACAACAGCTCGGATCAAGTCATTACCGCAACATCTGGAGCTGGGTCAACATCGGGCGCAGGAACAAACGCAAATGAGGCCAGCGGAGGCACCGCTCTCGCCGGTTACAAGCGCATATACAGTTTTGGGATCGCCCCTGCTGGTGCAGTGTATTGCAGGGTTATTTTCCGAAAATTTGCAACCGCCGTGACTGGGTGGTCTGACTCATATATTTTTGTTGGCCGTGTGATGATAGAAGAGGCTCCTCCGGGAGTGTCAACGCCCGGTATATGGTCGGTCGGTCAATCGGTAACCCCGATCACAACGGGCAACGTCTCGACCTATATCCAAGGTGCTGCAATCGGCTTAGCGCAGATCAATCGAGCCACCATTGGTAGCCTGTCGGCGATTACAGCCACTATTGGAACGCTGCGCACCGCGACAAGCGGACAGCGATCCGAGTTGAGTGATAACGGCCTGCAGCTGTTCAACGCGTCGAATGTGCCGGTCATTCAGGTGGGAATGTTCTGATGGCGAATCCTGTCATTCGCGTTTTGAACGACGCGGGCACCGAGGTGCTGTTCGATTCCTGGAACGACGACGTGCTTTTCCACGTAGGTGAACAGCTGGTCCAGTCGGGCCACTACACAAACCGCCAGGCCGTTTTCACATATCCGGCATTGGCGGGCAGGAAGATCATGGCTTACCTCGATACGCCATATGGTGGTGGTTCCCTTGATGCCTGGTTGATTCCTAGTTGCCGTGTGAGTTATAGCAACGGAGTTCCTGTCGTGACGGTAGCGATTGATAACACGCGTACCGACTTGCCCATCGCCGACGCCATGCTGACGGTAATGCTGTCTGGGGTGTCGCAATGACGGTCGCCATCAACGCGGTCAATGCCAGGGGGCATTTGACGATCACGCGGGACTATGTGGGCTATGGCTATCTCGGGAAGTACGCCATTCCGTCTTTGCCAGGCCTGCATGAAATCAACTTCACGTGCGCCGGTACACCGCGAGTGTTTTTTACCATCCCGTACAACGTCGCTGACTCCACTGGGCAGAGCTGGCACGATGTGCAGACTAAAGCCGGTGTGGCCCTGGCGGGCCTTCGGAACAACGGGGGAAACTCCTGGACGGCGAAGGTGCTGATGACGTTGCCGGCAAGTGGCACGATGCCCGCACAGTACTTGCGCGTCTTCGGTCGGGTGGCCAGCAACTGGCCAAGTGGCAGCGGGCGTATGCCGAACTTGAAAATCTGGACGGATACGGGCGCTCTTTGCTTTGATGCTGGAGTCCGCATGCTACGCCTGGCCGGCGACACTTACGACGTCGAACTGGCACTGACGCACCAAGTGCCAGGCGAGGCCGATGCAAACAATATCTACGACGTATCGGTTTCGATGCCATTTGACCTTGCAAACAAGTCGATTGCCGCATCGACGCGCAGCACGATCTTTTATCCCTACTGGTACGACTCTTACGAGCAGTGGGACGGTGGCAATTACACCGTCAATCGATACGACATCAAGCACTACAACACGCTGTATGCGGCGTCAGGAAACCAGCTGAAGGTAAAAAGGTGCGCCACTGATTCTAGCCAGTATGAGGTTGTTGGACCTTACATGATCCTCAACAGCGGCGTGACCTCCTATTCGCGGCTCGCCGTAATCGACAACACGAAATACCCTTGAAACCAGAAAGGAAAACATGCCCATTGCAAAACCCGTGCAAGCCGAAAATGGCATCACGATCAACTATCATCGGCCAGTGCACCTGGCCGTTGACCTGGTCACCAACGCCGCACAAGTGACCGTGAACAGCCACGCAACAGAACAGGCGGCGCTCGATGGCCTTCCCGTTGCTTGGCAGTCGCGCATCGTCGTGCCAGCTACGCTGCTTGCTGGCGACCAGCCAACGCTACTGGCCGAGGTGGAGGCTGCCCTCGTCTCCCTGGAGGGCTCGCCGTTTTTCGGCGGCCAGTTGGTGGTCGATGCGAGCGGTAGCCTTGAGGTTGCCAAGGCCCGTGCCTGGACAGCGGTAAAGGCAAAGCGTGCCGCGCTTGAAGAGGGCAACTTTACGTATGACGGCGGCAGTTACCAAGCCGATAAGGTGCGCATTAACGGGGCTGTCCAGCTGGCCTCGCTGGCAAAGACCAGCGGAGGAGCTTTTAGCGAAACGTGGACACTAACCGACAACACGACGCGCCAGCTCGACGCTGACCAGCTTATCGGCTTGGGCTTGGCGTTGGGTCAGTTTGTATCGGGGCTCTACGCCATCGGCCGTTCACTGCGCGAGCAAATCAACCAAGCTGAAACGATTGAAGCGGTGAACGCAATCGGGTGGCCAGTATGAGCAATATGCGCATTGTCTACGATAACGCGGTAAGTCGTGCGGCGGTTGCTGCTTCCAGCACCGCCGGTGCGCTAATGGCTGCGAATCTCCAGATTGACGACAAGGCGAACGTGTGGCGTGCCACTGGGATCTCGGCCACCTTGACAGTGACCTGGCCCGCTGCCGAACCGGTGGGCTGCGTCGCGCTACCGTTCTGTAACCTGTCCCCAACGGCGACCATCCGTGTGCGCGGCTATGCGGATGCTGCCGGCAACAACCAGGTACTTGATACCGGGGCGGTTCTGGCTTGTCCGGCACCACAGGTCAAGTTGCGTGGCTGGACGGCCGCGCAAGCAGCCAGCGCGTATGCGTTCGGCGGGGGAGCTGTTGGGCGCGTGTGGTTCGCGGCGGTTTCCGTGATGCGATTGGTCATCGATGTGGTCGACGCGAATAATCTACAGGGCTACATCGAGGCGGCATGCCTGGTGGCTGGTCCTTATTGGTCGCCCGAGTACAACGCATCGAAAGCGCCACTTACCAACGTGGATACGACGGAGCTCTACCGGACTGCAGCGGGGTCCCAAGGCGTCGATGCTGGCTACACCTACCGCAGCCTGCCTGTCGATCTGGAGTTTATGCCGGCAGCCGACCGCACGGCGTTTGTGAACATCATTCGTAACAGTCGGGCCTATCCGGTTTTGATCAGCGTGTTTCCTGGCTCGGACGACTTGGCGCTTGAGCGCGACAACATGATTTACGGCCGGCGTAGCAAGGATTCAAACGTCGCCATCCAGTATGCGCTGGCCTATTCCACCACGATCGAAATTGAGGAGATTTAATGTTCGCAGCAACTGCAAGCAAGGAGTGTGGCGGCTACTTGACCGTCCGTGTCACCAGCCGTTGGCCTTACAACCCGATCAGCTTGGCGGTGGGTGTGCTGTCTGGCTCGCACCAGTTCAGCCATGCGATCACGATCATCGGTGATCGCGCATACGAGGCCTCCATGACGCACGGCTGTCGTGCCGGCGCGCTCTCCGATTTGATGGCCGGCATCGTTGTCTATCGCGACATGGAAGTGTGGGTGCCGGATCTCGCCGCCGCCGTGCAGTTCGCGGAGAAGCAGGTAGGGAAGGGCTATGACTGGGCCGGCGCCGTTGGCCTGCCCCTGACCTATTCGGAAGACTGGGCTGATGAAGGGCGCTGGTGGTGTTCAGAGCTGGCGTTCGCCATTGTGCTGGCTGGCGGTACCCGCTTGTTCGATCCGATGGTGATGACGCGCGTGCGTCCCGTCGACCTTTTGATGTGCGACTACCCTAAATCCTCCCTGGTCCACGTTTGACTCGTCCGCGCTGGGCCTTCCTTCGGAGCGCAGGAAGGCCCAGCATTCGCTGAAATAGTCTCAATTCCCCCTAGAAATGAGACGGTGAGAACGAGACACTGTGCGCTCCCGGTGATCCATTTTCCCCTGCCGGAGACTACTGACTATGAAAGAACAATCAATGAGCGAACCGATTACAGGCACGGCCGCCGGCGTAGCGGGCTGGAAGATCATCGGCGGCCTAGCGGGCATGGGCGCGATTGGCGCTGGTCTCGCGGCCTTCGTTGTGATGGCGATGACCAAACCCAAGTCTGACCAGGAATGGCGCGTTGCCTTGGTCAGCACGCTCGTTGGCTCCATTGGCGGTGGCGCCGCGCTGGTGCGCTACCTTGGTATCCAGCACTGGGCACAAGATCCGTTCGGTATCGTCGCCATGTTGTTCCTGTCGTTTGCCTGTGGCCTGCCAGCCTGGGCGCTGGTTCGCGCACTGTTCCTCTATATCGATAAGCGCCGCGACGCCGACCTGGCCGAGCTCGCGCATGATGCCGCCAACGTAGTCAAAGATGTGCGAGGTGCCCTCTGATGTCGCCTGTCGAATTCATTGAACTGCTGCTGCCGGCCGCGCAGGCCTGCCACCGAGATACCGGCATTCCTGCAAGTTTTACGCTCGCCCAGGCTGCTCTGGAGTCGAGCTGGGGCGCGCGAGCACCTGGTTTCAACCTCTTCGGAGTTAAGCCTGGGCCGGCTTGGAAAGGCGCGACGGTCCAGGTTGATACGCACGAGTTCATCAAAGGCGTGCGCACGCCGGTCAAGTGCGCCTTCCGTGCCTACAGCAGCTGGCTGCATTGCATGCAGGACCATGCCGACTTCTTCCGGCAGAACCCCCGCTACCGGAAATGCTTTATCGAGCAGACCGGGGAGGGCTGGGCCCGTGCCGTCGCCGCTGCAGGTTATGCGACGGACCCATCGTATGCCGACAAGCTGATCGCCATCATGCGCGGCCGTAATTTGGCCCGCTACGATGCGTTGCCTTCCAAGGTGTCGGCATGACGCGCGTCCTAAGCCGCCTGCAGGACGTAATCCTGCCGGCGTGGCTCAAGTGGGTGGCAATTGCTGCCCTTTGTGTGGCGATGTATGGCGTTGGCCGGCTGCACGAAGCCCGCCGCGGGAACGAAGCAATGTCCGATTACCTGGCAGCACAAGCCGCGCGTACCGTGGTGATCGGGCGCGCTCAAACCAAACTCGTGGTGCAAACCGAAATCAAGTACCGCGACCGCATCCAGAAAATTTACTTGAAGGGAGAAGTCATTGAGAAACAAGTTCCCATCTATGTCACTGCTGCTGATAACGCTGAGTGCCGTATTAACACTGGCTTCGTGCGGTCACATGACGCAGCCTGGGCCGGTGAGCCTGCCGGACCTGCCTCTGGTACTGACCGTGACGCCGCCGGAGTTTCGCTCGCTGAAGTCTCTGAAGCCAACGCCTACAACGCCAGAACGTGCCTCGCCTGGCGAGAATTAGCGTTGGGGCTGCGGGAGCATTACTTGAAGCAGCAGGAAATTTTGAAATGAAGTGCAGACGTCTGCACACAAATACATTCGAGCAATAAAGACAGAGCGCCTGGGCGAGCTGCGTCAACAGCACGTCCAGGCCTCAATACACTGAATGAGCAGTGAACCGAGCCAAGGCTCTGCACCCTCCGGAGGGCGGCAGAAGTCTAGCACAAAAAACTAATAAGGTTTACTCTGTGGCAACACCAATTATTCCCTGGATCGGTGGCAAACGCCGTTTGGCCGATCGTCTCATCCCGCAATTCCCGAAACATAAGTGCTACGTCGAAGTTTTCGCCGGCGGCGCCGCGCTGTTCTTCATGCGCCCGTCGGCCGACGTGGAAGTCATCAACGATATCAATGGCGAGTTGGTCAACCTGTACCGCGTTGTGAAGAATCACCTGGAGGAGTTCGTGCGCCAGTTCAAGTGGGCGCTTTCCAGTCGTGACGTCTTCAAGTGGCTGCAGGACACGCCGCCGCACACGCTGACCGATATCCAGCGTGCGGCGCGCTTCTTCTACTTGCAGCAAAACGCCTTCGGCGGCAAGGTGCAGGGCCAAACTTGGGGTACTGCGACCACGGCGCCGCCGGTCAACTTGTTGCGCATCGAGGAAAACCTGTCTGCTGCTCATTTGCGTTTAGCCGGCGCCTACATCGAGAACCTGGATTGGCATAAATGCATGGAACGGTATGACCGCCCACACACTTTGTTCTATCTCGATCCTCCGTACTGGGAAACCGAAGGGTACGGCGTTGACTTCCCCTTGTCCGAGTATGAGCGCATGGCCGAGTTAATGGGGCGACTGCAGGGCAAAGCTATTTTAAGTTTGAACGACCACCCTGACATCCGCAGAGTGTTTGCCCGCTTTCAAATGGAGTCGACGGATATCGCTTATACAGTTGGAGGTGGTGGGAAGGCGGTTGATCGTCAGGAGCTAATCATCTTCAGTTGGGACAAAGCTGCGGAACCGGCGGGCCTCTTCTAGGGAGGCGGCATAGATTCCAGCTGGCTTGACTCGAGCGAGAGCCCGCCATGGTGGGCCCCTCACTCAAATAAAATCGCTGGATCTAATTACGATATCACCAGTGTGGCCAGCCTCGATGAGATAGCGTGCGGCGTCCTGGATGAGTGCGCGGTTGTCCTCAAAGAGCTGTCTTCGAGCGTCACCAGTCCTGGCGTTATCACCTGAAAAGTGGTAATCCAGTGCATCGTCTGAAACCAAGCACCTGCGAGGCTCGTCATCGACATAGGCTGTGAATGCTACGCCGTGGCGGTGGCCGTCATAGGTGCTGCCTTCTCGAAATCGGATGATAGTCAAGGTTGTCTCCTCATTAAGAAATTGCGAAAGCATTTGGGATCCCTGCCGGTAAATTCAAGGCCCTGAACCCAGGGCTCATGTTATTGCATAGACCCCGCCTTGAGAATATACTGTATGCATGTACAGTAATGTTAAGCAGTTAAGGCGAAACGGTGTTCGTTGGGCTCGTGACTCGGACATTGGGCCCGGCGTCTTTGGCGTAGTGGAGTTGGTCCACAGTAATGGCTTTATCCGCCTGCTTGCAAAGGAGTGGGGGAACAACTCATCAAACAATCGACTGCTTCCTGATTTATGGGACGTAAAGTGCCATAACCTCCATGGAAACACCATGCGCTGGATCGGCTATCAGCGTGAGCATGAGAATGCGCCAGCCTATTTCCAGGAGTGGCTTGTTACGTTCATATCCGAGTATCCGCCGCGTGAGGTAATCAACGGTCAGCGCCAATTGAACTCGGGAACTTTGTAGTATTCGCGAGGTGCTTGTATTTATGCGGCACGCAGCTGCACGATGTTAGTCGGGGCAGGCGAGCCAGTCTTGCACGCAATGAGGAAATTTGCCCACTTTCTGAGTGCTTCGCGACGTTCGGGAATTTCCTTGCGGACGTCATATATCCCCTCCATGCCTTGTAGCTTATGGTTCAGGGCAATCTCTGAAATTTCCCGCGAAACGCCAAGGTTAAGCATGTGCCCCTTCGCAGTGCTGCGAGTGTCATGTGGGGTGAAGCGTTGAATGTCCAGTTTGCCGGCATCGAATGCCCTGTGGATGGCTGCAAGCAGCGTGGTGTTGCCAACGTGATTGTCTCCTGGGTGGCGCTTGTTCCTGCGCCCGTCGCGGGTAGGTAAGAGCCACTTAGATTCGCCTGAAAGCTCGATGAGGCGTTCAAACCACGCTCGCACTTCTGGCACCAGTGGTACCAGGAATCCGTTGCGTGTTTTTACGGTGTGATCGGGAACCCACCAGGTGTTGTTCGTGAAGTCCAAGTGGACCTTTTCCGCCTTGATCAATTCGCTGGTGCGCACGCAGGTAGCCAGCAGGATTAACAGGGCTAGCGCATTCTCTTCCCCGATCAGGTCGATGTTTGGAAGGAACCAGCGCAGCTCGGCCTCGGTCAACATGACGCGCTTCTTTACTGCAGGACGCTTGCCGAAGAGCGCCTGCAACTTGATCCCGGTGCAAGGGTTGCTAGCAACGATCTGGAGGCCACATGCGTGATCAAATAGTTGGCTGATGCATGTCAGGATGCGTTTGCAAATGAGCCAGCTGCGGCCGCAGTTCTTGAGCATGTCGACCACATCCGAGGCTGTGATCTTCCGCACTTCGCGGCCACCCAGCCGTGGCAGAATGACTTGGTCGATGTCCAGGTGACGGTATTCAATCGTCTTCTCGGCGAGCTCAGTCGTGACCAGGCGCTTTCCCGTGTAGTCCCGCGCGAGGTCGCGCATGAGCCATGCGTCACGCGCGCGCGACTTGGACTCCTGCTTGGCCGCGGCTGGGTCGCCGCCCTGGTCAATGCTGACCCGCTGTTCTCGGGCCAGCTTTCGCGCGCCTGCGAGGCTCAGGTCGGGGTAGTTACCAAGCGTGACTTCCCTGCGGCGGCCGGCGTATCGATATCGCAACACCCAGGAAGCGGTGCCGGCTGCCGATAATGTGAACGTCAGGCCGTCGCCGTCCGATTTTGCGATCGGTTCGCCTTTAGTGATCCAATGACGGATCTGGATGTCGTCTAGCAGATGGCTGAGTTTTGCCAAGTTGTTCTCCAGTGCAGGGGTAATTCCCCAGAGGAAGGTAGAATAGGTAGTTAGCAATTCCAGCTACCCACCTAGCTACCCAAGAAAGGTGCGATATAGCGGGATATCTTGACACAAACGGAGACGGGATCTCAATAGCTAGAGGAGGTACGAAGCACTAGGTGGATTGCAGTGGGACATTGTGACACGCAAAATGAAATTGCAAGTGGCTAATTTCATTTCAGTCTTTCTAATTCGTGGGGGCAGATCTTATCAATACTCACTATGCTATGGGAAGCTGTCGTATTTGAGCCAAACAATGATTCTACGATGACATCAAAATTGCGGTT